CAGGGGGCTTCGCCCCTGCGGGAGCTGTGCGGCGAGGGCGATGTGGGCCTGTGCGCGTTCCGTATAGGACCAGCGGCGGGGGGATCCGGCGTGGTTCTCGTCGGCGTCTGCGGCCATCTGGAGGAGGCGTTCGGCTTCGGCGAGGTGCCAGGCGGCGTCGTGCTGCATGTCCATCTGGGAGACATTAGCGCAGGTCAGTACCCAGTTTCACGTGAAACGCCGGATTCGCTCGCAGCGGGCGGGGGTGCCAGCCCGTTCGCGGCGGCGTCTCTCGGCCATGGCGGGAGGGCCAGCGCGGCGCGCATCTGGTTGACGGTGATGTGGCCGCGGGAGACGAGGATCTCGCCGAGCTCGCGGATGGCGTCCTGCCGGGCGGAGAGGACCGTGGACGCGGAGGCCTGGACGCTGCACCCGGACGGGGCGTGGAGGAGACGCACGGCGGGGAGCGCGGCGGCGGACCGGTAGACGTCTTCGCGGCAGTCGTCGAGGAATGTTCCCGGCGGCCCGTCTGCCGGCCCGGATTCTGAGGATGCTTCCTGGACGGCGAGGCTGTCGCAGGGGACTACGACGGCGCGGAGGGGCTCGCCGGGGTGGGTGTCGTTCCAGGCGGCGATGGACTCGCCGTATTCGCGGCGCTGGCTGGCGGTGGTTTCCCAGGGGACGCGGATGACGAGGATGTCGCCGGGGTGTATTACGAGCGCGGTTTCGCGGAGGACCCGGGTGAGGGTGCCGCCGGCGGTGAGGGGCAAGTCATGCGCTCCCTTCGGTGCGGGCTTCGCGTATGGCCGTGCCGGATGGCCGGCGGCGGGGGGGAAGCGGTGCCGTCCTGGCCGCCGGGCGGGCGGCGGGCTGGCCGCCGGCCGGGGCGGCGGCGGCGTACAGGGCCCGGCGGATCTCGAAATCGGTGGGCTCGCGTCTGAGGACGGCGGCGAGCATGCGGGCTGTCTCCGCTGCGGCCTGCGGGTCCCCGGCCGGGCGGGGCGTGCCGGGCATCGCCACGGGAGGCAGCAGCGGCTCGGGGCTGATGGCCCTGAGGGCGCCGTCTGCGGCGAGTTCCTCCCGGAACGCGCTGCGGGCCGTGCCGAATGCCTTGTCGAGGACGTGGTCGAGGGGGTCGCCGGCGACGGTTTCCTGCTCGAACTTGTCGAGGCCGAGGACGACGAGGCGGGTGAGGGAGAGGCGGGATGCTTTCCAGCGTGCTTTCGTGTGGTCGTCAAGGTACAGGGAGCAGTTGCTGCCGTTTCTGGACACGCTCAGAAGCATACCCACCTGCGGGTTCAGGCGGCCAGGCCCGTCCGGCAGTAGGGGCATTCGGTTCTGGGCTGGCCGCGCTGATCGCGGCGGGTGAACCCACGACTACAAGTATCGCACCTCAGCAGGTCGTAGACGTCGAACCACGTCGCGCCGTCCTGAATCCAGGCGAGTATCGCAGCGTCAGCGGTGTCGGTGGAACGTCCCAGTCTTTTCCGTATGTCGTCTTTGGATTCGACTTTGATCCGCGCGCCGGACTCGACTTTCCATTTCGGCGCGCACAGGTCGCCGATGAGGAGGTCGTCGTCGGGGAGGCAGATGACGGGGTTCCTGGCCGGGTCGAGGGCCTCGCGCAGTTTCCACCACGAATATGACCTTTGATCGCTGTAGCGGAATTCGCCGGAGATGTCCCTGCGGGCGCCTGCGGACCTGGAGGCGGTGAATGGTTCCACGCGGGCTTTCTGCTCGCGGAGCCGGTCGACGACGCCGGCGCCGACGCCGATGGCGTCGATGACGGCGGTCATCTCAGGGTCGGCGTCGAGGAGGCCCTTGACGCGTCCTGTGGTGGTCATGGTGTCGGCGCGGGAGAACCGGCGGAGCTCGGTGAGGACCGGGCCGCGGCGGATCGCCAGGACGGTCTGGTCCGGTCCGGTCGAGCCGACGTCCACGCCGACCACGTGGGGGCCCTCGAGGACGGGGCGGCGGTCGTCGTCCCATTGCTGCCACCGGGCTACGGCGTCCTCGATCCAGCGGAGGGGTATGACGGTGTCGTCGTCGCCGGCGTGGAATTCGCCGAGGACGTGGTTCTGGACGAACTGGGACTGGAGGCCGTACTGGCGGATTCTCTGGTCGGCCCATTTCCGGGAGATCTGCCCGGCTTTTACGGCTTCGTCGAGGGTGACGTGCCGGGCGGTCCAGTCTTCGAGGCCGCGGCGGCGGGAGTGGATGTCGTAGAACCGGCCCTGCGGGTCGCCGGGGGTGGACAGGGCGAGGGCGAGGGCTTCGCCGCGGCCGGACAGGGCACCTTCGATGGCGTCCCATGTGGCGGCGGGGATGAGCTTCGCCTCGTCGAACATTATGAGGATGGCGGACGCGTGGGCGCCTTCGATTTTCGCGCTGTCCGACGGAGCCGCGGCGGACGCCTCGCCGTGGGTGAGCCGCAGCTGGTGCCGCATGAGCTCGTCCTTGCGGAGCGGGCGGGAGTCGCGGACGATGTCCCAGCGGATCAGCCCGGCCCATTTGTGGACTTCGGGCCAGAAGTAGTGTTTCAGCTGGGGCCAGGACCCGGCGGTGGTGACGATTTTCCAGTCGATCCCGGCGGCTTCACGGGTCAGGGCGAACCATAGTACGACAATTGACCCCAGCGTGCTCTTGCCGAGACCTCTAGGGCCTCTGACGGCGACGCGGTGATGCCCGGCCAGGAGGGTCATGATGTCAGCCTGGTAGGCGGCCAGGCCTTGCGGGCCGTCGCCTGCGGACTCGTCGGCGCCGCGGCCGGCCGCAGTCCAGTCGAAACACGCCGCGGCGAACCCGGCCGGGTCATGGAGGAACTGGACGACCGTGTCCGCGGATGCCTGCTGCCGCCGGTACACGGCGAGAGCGTTCAGCTTCAGCAGGCGGCGGAGCTCCGCCTCGATGCCAGCCTCATCGAGCGCGGTCACCGGGCGCGGCCTGTTCGCTCATTCCCGGCAGCTGTTTCACGGTTGCGTAAACTTCCTCAGCCGGGACACCATTCGCGATAGCCATTTCCTGCAAATCCGACAAAGTAATACGCGCGTTAGCGGAAATAGTCTTGATGGGCGCGTCGAGTCCCATCATCTTCCGCCGCGACTCAGAGAACTTCTGCAAAGCATTCAGTGCCTGGACAATGATGCCCTGATCATCGCACGCGTATTCCTCGCCGTCCTCGCCGAGCAGCGTCACCGGCCGCCCCGCACGGTCCAGCAAAGGCTGGGGGGCGTTGATGATGTCGAAGCATTTCCTGATCGCCTGCTCGTGCAGGAGCAGCTCGACTGCCCGCAGCTCGTCAGCAGGCGCCTGGAGAGTCTCGACGAGGGCACGGCGGACAGCATCCCTGGCGTGTCCCTTGCTGTTGTAGCCGAGCTCGTCAGCGATTTCCTGCCAGTCATGACCCTGGGCGCGCAGCCTGCACGCACGGGCGTCACGTTCCGCGCACCTGATGGTCTCCTCGCCGAGATAGTGGCGGGCGACGTCACCCACAGTGCCCCCCCCCGTCAAAGATCAGCCGCGCCTGCCTCTTCCGGTATAGCCCATACCGGATCGTAGTCCGGGTGGTCACTGGAGACGGCGGCAAGGCAGCGAATGGTGAGACATGGATAGCATGCGGCCCGGTCGTCCATTCCGGCGGCCGGGTCGCAGCGGTAACACCAGGCTGATCCGGGGCCGGCCGGGCGGTGCTCGCCGAGGATCAGCCGTCTGGCTTCTGCTTCGCGGAGGGCGCGGGCTGGCTGCCAGCGGACGATGTGCCGGGCCAGGCGCGTATTTCCTGTCAGCCATCGCCCTGCGAACTGGTCTGCTGCGTCTACCGCGCCGGTCTGGAGGACGCCGGTGGAGGATTCTTCCCACACGTCCGCGACGTCAGGGTCAGCCAGGAGAGCGCGGGCGTCGTACTCGTCATTCGCGATCCTGGCCTTGAGGAACGCAATGATGTCAGTCACGACTGGTCATCCCAGTCCGGTGTCACTTCGGGCGGGGCGCGGAACGTGACCAGCGGCAGCGAAGGACCGGCTCTTCCCGCCGCTGCCCTGACCTCAGGGGCCTTCCGCCGGATCCGCCCCTCCCCCGCAAGCCTCATGATCGCCGCCTGCACAATCCACGACGACCGCGACGTCTCCCCCCTCGCCTCATCCACAGCACGCAGAAGAGGCTCGGGCATACGAGACTGAACAACTGGAGACGGCATGACCCACATCATACCAGGGCTGTACTACACGGCTCGCGCGGGGCCGTCAGAAATGCCCGCCAGTCCCGCAGTCCCTGCACCAGCCCTTCAGCACACGCGGATGCTTACACGCCCCGGACGACCCGCGAGGCCTGCCAGCCGGAACGGCCCCAGCCGGCTCCCTGAACGCCACAGCAGCCGCCGGACGCCTGGCCCGGACCACAGGACCGGGAGGACCCACGTCAGGGACCGTACCGCCAGCCCCCGGCAATTCCCGCCGCGCCAGAGCCTCCAGCCACGACGACCGCGACACGCCACCGCGAACCCCGTCAATCGCAGCCGCAAGAGACTCAGACACCCTGACGCCGATCACAACCCGGCGCCCATCCGCCACCCGCTTCCGCCCCACACGAAAATGTTAACCGTTAACGACAGGCTAACACAAACACGGGAACTAAGCGTAAACGTTTACGCCAACACATCCGCGCAACCCGGCCACCCAAAAACCCGTAATCCGCAAGACCCCAGACCAAGATCAGAATCTCCGAAACCACCCCGGGGGTTCAAACCACCCCAAGACAGGGCAAGGGGGGGCCTTGCGGGCACTCCCCCCACCCCAGCATGCACGCCCGCGCCCACTCCCGCACTCCCCATGTGTGTACCTGGGCCGCCCCCGCATAGTGCACCACTATGCGCTGAGCCAGCGGCCGCGCCGCACCGCTGACCTGCGCACACACACGCCCGCTCGAAACACGACTCAAGAAACTATGCGCGAAGACTTGACGGGGCCCCGCAGAGTGGGTAAGTTGGTACCCATCGAAGGGTGCTCACTCAGGGCAACCACCCGGTAACAAGACAGACCATTTGGTTGGTTTGGTTTGTGGTGGTCGGGTGGGTGGTTTCTTGATAAGTGGATAGTCTGCTCGAGCTGGGTCGGGCGATGTGTGCGGGTAGCTAAGCCCTGAAGGTGATCACGCCTAGTGCACTGGTAGCGGGAACGTCACAGGGACGCTGCGGTGAGTGTGGAGTCCAGATGGCGCTGTGTGTGGGTGCTGACAGGTCGTGGCTGTGTCTGGGCGCTGTGCATGGCCGTGGGG